GGCGGTGGTGGTGATACTGAGGCAGGTGCCGACGCAGGTGCCGACGTTGGCGGTGTTGATGGCGGTGATGCGGGTGATGCAGGTGATGCAGGTGACCCAGTAACTACCGTAACGGTTGACGCTTCTAGCGCAGGAGATAACACTGTACTTGGTTCTACATTACCGGGTTCAAGTGGAGGCACTGGGGGTGTTACGGCTGGAGGTTCTTCAGCAACCACTATTTTAAAAGATGTAAATGGTACTGGATCAGATTTTATTATTTTAAGCGAAAATCCATTTGATCCTGATAGTGACGGTAAGTTTGGTGGTTTTATTTTAGGCGATCAAACCGGTACATGGGGAGTTGATGGCACTACTGTTTTAAAAGATGCCGACTCAAATGTTGTAATTACTGTTGATTGGGAAAATGGAACATATGACTCTGAATATGTGTTTGGCAAGCCAGACCCAAATGCAATTGATACTGGTGCAGACACAACGGCGGCAACAACACCAAAAGATCCTGTAAATACAACTATAGAGCCAGTTAATACTAACGGCACTGTGGCCACAGAAAAAAGCGACGTGGCAAAAGCCGCCGAATGGATCTTGGTAAACCTACCTAACTACAGTGATATGACAGAGGATGAGGTAAACGAAGCACTAAAGGGTGCTGGTCTTGAGCCTATTGATAAAAACAACGACGGCACTATTTCCTCAAAATCTGAGGTTGTTACAACTAAGGACGTCGTTAAGGAATCTACTGTAACTGTTGATTCTGCTGTTGTTAACTCCAATGCTAATGTTAATGCTGGCGCTGGCGCTGGTGCTGGTGCAGGAGCTGGTGCCGGGGCTGGTGCAGGAGCTGGAGCTGGAGCTGGAGCAGGCGCAGGGGCAGGGGCAGGCGCTGGTGCCGGAGCTGGTGCCGGAGCTGGTGCCGGTGCAGGGGCTGGAGCAGGTGCCGGTGCCGGTGGCGGCGGAGCGGGTGCTGGTGCTGGGGGTGCGGGCGGCAGTGCAACAGGTGGCGGTGCTGGTGTAGGAACAGTATCTACTGGCGGAGCAGGCGGCGGGACAGGCGGCGGAACAGGCAAAGGTAGTGGCGATGGCACTGGCGATGGTGATGGCGACGGTGATGGCGATGGGTTAGATGGGGACGGAATGCTAACCGGATTGGTTCCATTAGCGGCTATGGCGGCACAACCCTTTGAGCCATTATCTAAAACTAATATTCGTATACAAGCGCCTACAATCCAAGAACCCAAGATTCTTGTTGGAAATGCCAAGCAAGATCTTGATAAACAGTTACAAAGATTAGGTTTATTTACAGGGATGTCCTGATGACATATTTAAATTTGGTAAATAACGTATTACGGCGTCTTAGAGAGGACGAAGTAAGCAACGTATCTGAAAGCACATATAGCGCGATGGTTGGCGATTATATAAATGACGCTAAAAATCTAATCGAAACTGCGTGGGATTGGTCTGGATTGCGCACCATGCTAACGATTACGACCGCAGCAGATGATTATACCTATTCGCTTACAGGCAGTCGCAATGAAGGCAAGGTTTTTAGGGTTATCAACAATACCTCTAATGCTGAAATGCAATATCAAACGCAGGCATGGTTTGACAACGAGTTCTTTGTCAATACGCCTTTGTCTGGGTCACCGCGATACTTTACGTACAACGGCATAGACGCTAGTGGCGATACTCAGATTGATGTATATCCAAAGCCTGATGGCGTATATTCGCTAAAGGTTAAGATGGTAATTAGGAATACGGATTTAAGCGCCGATGCTGACACCCTTGCAATTCCTAGCGCCCCCGTCATTCACATGGCTATAGCCTTGCTTTCTCGTGAAAGAGGTGAAACGGGCGGTACGTCTACAGCAGAGTACTTTGCAATATCTGATAAGCATTTGTCTGATGCAATTGCATTAGATGCCCAAAAACATCCAGAAGAGACAATCTTCTACACACCGTAGGATAGGTTATGGCACAGCCGCTAAGAAGTATTGATCTGGTAGCTCCCGCCTTCCGTGGCATTAACACGGAGGACTCGCCTCTTGCTCAGGATACGTCGTTCGCAGAAGTCGCAGATAATGCGATTATTGATCGACAGGGCCGATTGGCGTCGCGGCAAGGTAACAGCGTTATTACGACTACCAAGACAGTGCTGGGCACTGACCACATCCACAATATCCACGAGTTTTACGATAGTGCTGGCAACGAGGTTATCTTTAGCACTGGCAACAACAAGATTATGACCGGCACTACTACGTTGGTAGATGCTACGCCCGGCTCTTACACAATTAACGCCAATGATTGGAAGATTGTTAACTTTAACGACAAGGCTTATTTTTTCCAGAGAGGCTTTGATCCTCTCGTTTATGACAACAGCACTGGCGTCAGGACATTTACGGTAGCTAATAGCGGTGCAACTAACGCTACGTTTAAAGCAAATGAAGTTATTGCCGCCTTTGGCAGGTTGTTTATTGCTGGTAACGCAACCAATGACACAGTTATTTACTGGTCTGATTTGTTAAATGGCAATGCGTTTACTGGCGGCTCTAGCGGTAACATTGACGTTGCAAAGGCTTGGCCTAACGGCGCAGATAAGATTGTGGCTCTTGCCGCTCACAACGACTTTCTTATTGTATTTGGCGAACACAGCATTATTGCTTATTCAGGGGCAAGCAGCCCTGCAAGTATGGCGATTAGCGACACTGTGTCAGGTGTCGGCTGTATAGACAGAAAAAGTGTACAGCCTATTGGCACCGACCTATTGTTTTTAAGCGATGACGGCTTGCGAAGTCTAGGCAGAACAATACAAGAGAAGTCTTTGCCTATCTCTGATCTTAGCCGTAACGTAAAACAAGACTTAATTGCTAAGCTGGCTTCTAAAACTAGCCCAGCTACTAGCGTGTATAGCCCTGAAAACTATTTTTATCTACTAGGTTTGCCTGACAGCAACCTTGTTTACTGCTTTGATCTTAGGGGTCGGCTAGAAAATGGCTCATTTCGTGTAACTAAGTGGCCTAGTGTAAACTTCAAGAGTTTTGCCAGAGATCGTAATGGTGACATTTACATCGGTACGGTTGATGGGATTGGTACTTATGATGGGTTTGACGATAATAACTTGTCGTATATCTTTCGGTATACCAGCCCCGGCCTTACGTTTGGTGACCCGTCAAAGGTCAAGATTCTGAAGAAAATACGGCCTACGATCATTGGCGGTAATAACGCAGACATTATTCTTAGCTGGACGTATGACTTCTCAGTGCAGGCTAATACGTCAAGGTTTAGAGTTGGCACATCAACGCCGGGTTTTTATGGCGTGTCAGAATATACAGCTGCTGAGTTTTCGCTTGGCGATCTAATTAGCAGAAAGTCTTTAAATTGTACGGGTAATGGCACCGTTATTACGGTAGGTTTGCAAACAGAGGTAAACGGTAGCTCTATATCCCTACAGGAAATGAATGTATTAGCACTAATAGGTAAAACACTATGAGCAATGGAATTATGGGGCCTCCAACAGACCTTGCAGGGACTGGTGTTCCCGGTCTTGAATATATTGATGTTACTGCTACCCCAAAAACAAAAGCGGAAATTTTAGCTGCTTTAAATCCTCAAGGGTCGGGGTTTTTAGGTGGGCTTTTTGACACTGTTTTGGGAAATCTGGGGCCTATAGCATCTACTGCTGGCGGCCTTGGGTCTTTAATGGGTGCTTACGATCGCCTTGGGTCAATTGGCGAGCGAGGGCTTGCGGGTGCAGGCCAGATTGCTGAAGAAGCCTTTTCGCGATCTCAGTTCAAGCCATTTACTGTTACTACAGGCACAGGCTCTAGTGTTGGCGTAGGCGTTCCAGCGCCCGGATCGTTTCCCCAAATGGAGCAAGAAGCTCGCATCCAACAGCTAATGAATACTCAAGGCCTTACCCGTGAGCAGGCTATGGCTAATCAACAAGCCGCACAAATGCGTGGGTTTGACATAAGTAATGATGGCACCGTTACCAACCAAGAGTTTGCGGCGGCTAGAAACGCTGGATTGACCGGAATGGGTGCTACTGGCGGTGCTGGGGCTGGCGCATTTACTGGTGCAGGGCCAATGATTGGGCCAAATATCCAGACAACGTATAGCCCGACAGAGCAGGCTATATCTCAAGGGGCCTTTACTGGGGCATCAACTCTTCTTGGTAATGTTGGAACGGATCAGGCCACCCGCGAGCAGGATATATTTAACCGAATTAGAGCTACCCAACTTGGAGAAGAGGAGCGTCAACGTCTTGCCCTTGAAGAAAGGTTGTTTAATCAAGGCAGATTGGGCGTAAGAACCTCTATGTTTGGTGGCACATCTGAGCAACTAGCACTGGCTAAGGCTCAAGAAGAGGCGCAGGCCAGAGCATCACTGGCGGCAATTCAGCAAGCTCAAACAGAGCAAGCGCAACAAGCCAAGCTTGGCACTCAGCTATTGGGCGCGGCGTATCTGCCAGAGGCTCAAGCTCAGAATGCCCTACAGCGTGGCTTACTGGCTTCTCAGTTGGCACAACGTGGTCAGCTAACTGGTACTGGTTTATTTGCTGAAGGCTCTATAGCGGGCCTAGACGCCCTTCTAGGGTCAGGCATTGGTCAGGCAGAGCTTATGGGTAGGCTTGGCACTGGCTTGCTTGGCGGTGCTATACAAGGCTCTGGTGAAGGCGAAGGCGGGATCATGAGTATTCTTAGTGGAATCGGCGGCCAAGTAGCCCCACAAATTGGCGACTTTATTTCTGACACACTTTTTGGGTAATTAATTATGGCTCTTACATTTAGCAGAAGCCTTCTCGCTGGGCTGACCAACCCAAACTTTGGTGGCATAGAGGAGCTTGGTAGGCAGATAGGGTCTTCAAAGGCCATGTCTGACAGGCGAAATATGCTTTCAGGGATGATGGACAGCCCCGTTGATTTGGCAGACCTTGCTGTTTCAGAGGCGGCGCAAACCGGCGATGCGACAGCCGTGTTGCAGGCAACTCAGGCACGGGACTCTGTTATTAAGCAGCGCACTCAGAACTCTCTTAGTCAGCTTGAGGCAAGCCGGCTTGCCGCATCAACACCACAAGAAAAGATGCGTATTGAAAAAATCATGGAGAGGGTTGCTGCTGGAGCCGGCATAGATGCAAGAAACATTACTGGCAGAACTCAGTCTGAAATTGATGTCGCAAAATCAAAACAAAGAGAGGCAATATCTTCCGCTTACTTTGGGTTAGACCCGGATCAAACCGTAAAAAATGCCGCTGGAAATGAGGTTAGCGTTATTGAGCAGTTTGAAAAAAATGTTGAAAAGGCTGGTTTTGGCGCGTTTTTATCAAAGATCAAAACAGAAAGAGCAAGAAATGATAAGTTCAATGCCGACATTGAGGCTGAGGAGGAAAGCCTTAAAAAGCCGTTGCCGATAAAAAGCGCAAGAGACTCGTTAGCTAATCTGCCAGCGGAGATACAAGGGCAACTTAAAAAGCGGCTTGACGATATAAAACAACCAGACTTTAAGGCTGGAGGAACGTGGTCTTCTGCATCAGAAAGGCGTCAAGCAAGAGACGTTCTGAAGTTAATTAACGCCGAAATCCTGAGCTACACCATTAGGCAGGAGCTGGACAAGGCGAGCAACATAGAAGCGCTTGAAAAAGAAATCCGCAAAACAGAAGCAATAGATCCGAAGAGGTTGGCTGGAGGGCAAGCAGAGGCCCAAAAAGAGGCGGCCATTCAGGAGCTTATGGCAGAAGAGGCATTTGGAACAGAAACAGAATTCTTCCAAGGGGCGCCGGAGAAGTTTGGCGGCAAGGGATTTACTAAAGACGTCCCCCTTGAGCCAGACTTAAGCAATATGGGCCATGTGCGAAGGATTAATCAGAGGGCGGCGTCGCTGGCCGGGGAGTCTAATCTGGCTCTGAAGTCTGAGGAACTGGCAAGACTGCGCTTAGAGTTGTCGGCGCTTCAGGATAATGATGTCCCTCTGCCAGAGGGATTTCCTCAAGAGGTATGGAGTGACATGACCCCAGATCAGAGGCGCAATGTCGCGGGCATGACGAAGGAGCAGCAGCAAGCATTCATTAATGCGGGGGATAAATAAATATGCCGCTGTCTGATGCCCAGAAGAAGATGCTGTCTGGCATTAGTGACCCCGAGCCACAGAGGCGCAGGGGGCTTTCAGAGGCCCAGATTGCAATGCTGGAGGGGGTTGATCCTGAGCCGACCAATGAAGACATCCCCACTGGCCTTGATGTAATCAGCGTCGATGAGTCACGCGAAGCCGAAAGAGAGCGACTAGAGCAGGAGTTTGCTCAGGCCGAAGCGGAGCGTGCAGCGGCCCAGCGCCGCATTGAAGGCGCAGATGACACCATTCTTGAGAATCTAGTAGAGGGTGTACAGGAGATGTCTGCTGGCGGCGTCAGTGGTGTTGTCGGCGCTCTTGATTTTGTAACCAGCCCCATCAGGGCGGGCGCAGAAGCTGTTACTGGCAGGCCGGTGCAAAACATAAGGCAGAGACTTGCTGGCACTGCCCTTGATCCTGACCAGACGTTCATGGAGGAGAGGGAGATAGCTAGACCGGTGAGGGCTATAGGAGAAGTCGCCCCTCTCGGCGCAGGTTTTGTCCCAGTAACAAGAGATCCCGGCAAGTTTTCGTCCGCTCTTCAAGACATCCTCGGTATCGGGATGACGGAATCTGCCGTTGTTGCAAAGGCGTCAGAGGCTATAGAGCGAGGCTTTAACCTGCAATCAGAGGTTGGCCTTTCGCGGTTTTCGGATGATGCTGCTACTCGATATGACGTAGAGCAAAACCGAGGCGCGTTTGATGACTACGAAGACTTTAATGATCGCGCAATGCCTGAATATGAGCGCAAGCTAGATGCGCTTTCTGATGAGCTAGGTGAGGCTAGGCTGGTCTTACAAGAGGCAGAACAGTCCGCCTCTTACGGCCGTGAGGCCCGAATAGAAGCCGCTCAAAAAAATGTTGATGACCTCATTGTAACTATTGGCGAAACACCTGTTGCTCCGTCTATGTCTGGAAACGCGGCAGACAGGGTGGCATTTGTTAGGCAAGAGCTGCGCTCTGCTGGCGTTGCTGACGATGTAATCGACGGCATGAATCTTGCCGATCGTCATGCGGAGCCCAAGCTGTTTAATGAGCTTATAGAATATGACGTGCAGTCCATGCGCTCCCTGTACCAAAATGACCCCTCCTTCCTAAAAAAAATAGACGCAGGCGCTGGCTCATGGTTTAACAAGGCAGGCGCACCAGCCTCCAAGCTAGTTTCAAAAATAGCCGGGCCAAAAATAGGGCGTATATTTGAGTCTGCATTTGAAAGCGGGGCCAGAAGATCTGAACTTCTTTTTACCCGTTATTTTTCTGACGAGCGATCAGCAAAGGGGCTTGGCAAAAAGAACAACAATGACCTAGAGGAGCTTGCTGAGTGGGCAGATGGTTACGAAGCCAAGGCAATGTTTCTTGATTTGCGGACGGCCGCAAGTGCTGAAGAGGCGAATGCAAGACTAAAAGACATTGCTGAAATGGCAAAAGGTTCTGTGGGCGATGGGGCGTATAGGCTCTTTAAGACGTTACTTTCAGACAGCAGAAGACACCAAGCTGAAGCGGGAAGGATATATAGGCCGGAAGTCAGGAAGGATGAATTTTTCTGGGCGAGTGCTATGAAAAAAGATCGAAGCCCGCTCACGGAAAGCCTTGGCCCGGCAACGGTTTCTGGAAAGGTTTACACGGCGGGCACTCAAGAGCGGACTCGCGGACTCGCGGCAGAGATGACGTCGGATCAATTAGACAGATACGCGAACCCAGTCCTCGCGCAAATAAACCGGATAGCTGAAGAGCAGGTTTTGATAGAGCTTGCGAAGGCGTTTAAAGTTCGGCCATCTATGGGTATTGGTGATGACACCAGTGCATTCATGTCGTCACTGGCAAACTCAATAGCCAAACAATCAAATTCCAGAGAAGTGGGCGATGCAGTTGCAAATTTGACGGCGACGACCTTCAAGGGCGCAAAGTCCGCGCCGGGTTCAGCGGTACAGAACCTGATGAAACTGTCTTACGCGGGGACTTTGGGGCAGTTCGACTCTGCGTTTCTTAACCTACATGACGCCGCTGTTGCTATGGTTAAAAACGGGGTAGCGCCAACCCTAAAGGCCATACTAAGCAGGGAGGGGATGGACATAACGGAGTTGGGGATCGGAGGCAATTCAAAAAACATTCAAGAATTTCAGGCAGGATTTGATGATTCGCTAAGAAAAGACGGGGCGCTTGATACGATTTCGGATTGGTATCAAGACATTGCGTTTAAGGTCTCGCTTTTCCGCGCCGCAGACAGGGCGGGGAAAGGCATAGTTATTCGCTCATCTCTAAACAAATTCCGCGATCTGGCAACTCGAGGCGACAAATATTTTGATGAGCTTGAGCATTACGCCACCCCAGCGGAGCTTACAAAGATCAGGAAAAGTCTCGTTCAAAACAAGACCATAGAGGAAATGCCCGAAGACGTTTCTGACATAGTTTTGCGAATGGCTTTTTCGAGGCTTGGCGAGCAGCAGCTTATATCAGCGGCCGGACGCCCCTACTATTACCTAAAGCACCCGGGCGCTCGTCCACTCTGGATGATGACCGGATTTGCAATTAAACAGTCCGAGATTATGCGGGTCGGCATCGTGCAGAATCTTAAAAAAGGAAATTACAAAGAAGCTGGTAAATTTACCGCTAGATATATGGGCTTTGCCGGACTTGGATACGGGATAGTCAACCAAATTAGGGGTATCCCGCAAGCCATTTTAGGCGATGAGGATAAGACTCCAAGCATGGAGGGGTTGGTAAGGGATACCCTCTCTCAGCCCGTTCAGGTGGCTACGCTCGGCAGGCTTGGAACGGAATACGGCAATCGAAAATTTGAACAAGATCCTGCTGGCTATTTGCTCGAAAGCGTTGTCCCGCCCACTGGTCTGATTGGAAATGTAAGCAAGGATCTTACCGATATATTGTCAATCCTTAGAGGGAAGGACACTAAGCTTAAGTTTGAAACATTGAGGAGCATACCCGGTGGCGAAGAGCTACGCGCCGCTCTTCTCTCCGATAGCTAATCCCAACTAACGAACTCTAGCCACCCTGCTACACCCGCCGCCCTGTCATTCTCCATACGGGCGGCTTCTGCTTTGTAATGCTTGGCGATTTGCTTGACTTCTTTCACCATCCGTTTGCCCAGCATGATGTCCTCAACCTTTTCCCTAAGTATCTCTAAGGAACCCTCGCCGTAGGTGTCAATGTAATGGCGGTAGAAGTAATCAGGGTTACTGCCAAACTTCTGATGACAGCCATAACAGTGGGCAAAGGCGTTCATGGCATCATATCTGACGCCCTTCTTGGCCCGGCCAAAGTAATGGCTACAGTGCAAGCCCATGCTATTTTCTTCATACTTATTGCCGCACCCTTGGCATATGAAGTCATTTCTTATCCTGATGCACCGGCTAAACCAGTGGTCTGCTGCTGTACGTTTTAATTTCATATTAATCCCCGCAAAAGCATGGGATCGTCTCATCCCCTGCCAAATCTAATTGTCCCTGATCTCTGGCGATCACTTGCATCTCGCCGTAGGTCGGGCGGTCTTTTCGCCAGCGCCTGCCTAGTGGCTTGGTGGCGTGTATTTCTCGCTCCATCCTTGCCCACCAATCAGCCCTACTAGGGTCTTCCAAGATTAACGATGTAATTAACTTGCCGCCTTTCAAAAAGCATAGATCACAATTGCCATGAGGCGTCACGCCATTGATGTTAGGCAGGCCAAGATCAAACGGCTGCTCTGCCCAGAACGCAGATACTGTTTCTTTTGTCACGCCTGCCGCCACTAACGGTCTGCGGTGAGGCTCAATCTTGACGGCCCGCCGCATCTCATCAGCCCGAATACCAACGATTGCCATGTTTTCACCATGAGATTTCTTTTTTGTCATCCCAATCGAAAACATATAAAGCGATATGGTTCTTATCTTTAACTCAACTGTGCAGAACCGCTGTACAGGACTTGGCAGATACTTCTTGGCCTTCAGCATCTCTTCAAACGGCTCGCCTTTCCTAGCGGCGGTGTCGAAATCAACAATCTTGAAACGATCTTTTGTCTGCTCTGCCCACTTGTACTCAACCCAGACAATAGGAACGCCCCAATACTTGCCGCAGTCCCTGACAAACTCCAGTGTCTCCTCTGCCTCCTTGCCGGTGTTGGCAAACGTCACAATGCAGTCGTCAGGCAGGCCATCATTGGCCTCAATGAAGCGCCACAGCATGTAAGCACTGGTTCTGCCGCCACTAAAGCTAATGCAGGATGGCTCTGTCAGCTTAAAAGGATTCATCTTTTGGCCCCGCATAACGGATTATCTCAAGCGGCGGCTCTTTTGCATCCTTTAACAATATAGTCCTGTAATCGGACATGATAGCTACATCTTGCTTTACCCTTTTAGCCATAGATTCTGCGGCCTCTACCGCCAGTTGTGCGTCATTCTTCATTTGTTTATGCCCTTTTTAATCAATGCTGCTCGAGTTTGTCTAAATCTCTTAAATCAAAAACAAAGCTCACCTTGGCGTTGCCGTTTTCGTCTTCCTTCCTGTTTTTGTATTCATGCTTTACGGCCTTTCCGCCGCCAATAAGCGCCTTAGCCCTCTGAGCTGTAATCATGTAAACGCCAGACCACTCAACATCAAGCACGATGATAATGTTTGGGTAAAGCCTCGCATATCTTTTGAAGTCTTTTAGGTTTATAGACACCGCGTACTCTGTCGGTATGCCAAACATTTCCAGCGACTTTCTCCACGGTTCTCTGATGCTTTTCAGGTCAACAGGAATGATCCCTAATAGGTCGTGGCAATACGGGTCTAGTTGTTTTTGCGGGTTTGCCGCCAGCCCCCACCCGACGATTTTATTCGTTGCAACAAAGTCTTTTTCTGCAAGCTCCCCGGCTTGACACCAAGAGTTTTTGTCTTCGTTGTCAATCACAATTCATCCTTTAATGTTTGTGGAAACGGGACGAATATCCCCTTCTTCTCTGAAAGCCACCGTACAAGCACCTCAGCGGCTTCACTCAATTCCTTACCGGTTAGCCTAGTGGTAGACGTTTTTTGGTACATGGCCTTAATGATGGGCTTGTAGAGCATCTCTTTAACCAGCCCCTCGGTAAACGGGACTTCTACCTGATCGTTAAAGGGGTGCGCGTTGGAATATCCAGCATCATTGAGTTGCTCTGCCATCTGCCTGAACCACAAGTGCATGGCGTTATTCTGCCGCTCAGTCCTGCCTGCTGGCTTGATTGAGTAAAGATAATAACCCCCCTCATTGAACCGATCTTTTACAAAACCGATAAAGAAATCCAGCTTATCCTTGCTATCTACAATCCACCTATGCCCGTCTGACATAAATTAACCCCAAATAAAAATGTTAATGAAATCAAGGGTTAGCCCTGTTGGCCCCGTTGGCCCCACTTTTGGGGGGCCGCCCCCTAAAACACGGGCCAACCGGGCAAACGGGGCAAACCGATGATTTTTATAGAGTTTTTTCATCACCACTTTTCACCCTGCCAGCGATAGTTCTTTGTGTTGTTTGAGCCAGTTCTGCGAAGTTTCAACATATTGCCTTTTAGCAAATCCATGCAGTTGCGGAGGGTCTTCTTCGTGCAATCGTTTGGATTGAGGTCTTCATCATGCAGCATTCTGTACAATTCGGCCTGACTATACTCAACGCTTCCTTTCATTACTGACTCTAAAAACAGCACCTCGTCTTCATATTTGGTGAAAGCCTTGCCGATATTGATCTGTGCCGCCTGTTTCTTTTTTAAATCGCTAATGTCTTCATCGTCAAGAAACTCAACAGAATCCACGGACTCTTCATAGCCAACAGCGTCATTGGTCTGCCTGTATCGAAACCCACCAGAGAATGAAATTTGCTTACGGTCTTTCTCATTGATGACCAAAAGCTCTTGGTGGTCGGCGAACTTGTCGTTGAGGGGGTCAAGGCCAAACATATTGTCTACGTCAGCCTTCAAGTCCCCTACGCCCTCGTAAATCAAGCGACCGTCAAGCGATCTATGCTTGTTGCAGTGGCCCAGCAGAATGACAGTGCCGCCTGATGCGGCGAACTGCCTAAATACATGAAGTATGTCCCGCATATCGCCTTTGTTTAACACTGGCGCAAACTTCTTCAAGGTGTCACAAATCACTATCTTGCCATTGGCGTGTCCCTCAAGGCGCATCATGTTCAATATACTTAAGGCATCCTGAGTGGTGCGTAAGCCGGGATCTTGGCTTGTGGCCAAGGTGATCATTGACATTCCGTGCTTCTGGCCCATCTTTGCCTTCTGAACAACGCCTCTGGCCCCGTCATCTTCGTTGAAATAGATGACATCTGAGCCTTTAATCAGGTTGTTGCGGATAGACTGAAACAGGCTGCCTAGTACCCAGACCGTCTTACCGGCCCCAGAAGGCGCGTAGACGAGCGTTACGGTTCCGGTAGTAATCATGCCTGAAATCACTTCACGTTCGTTAGCGAGCCTCTCCTCAAGCTCAGCAATGCGGTGGTTGGTTGCGGCGGCCTGTAGTCTGGCTAACGATGAAGTGGGCCGTGCATGACCATTAGCCCCTGAATGTCTTTCATAATCTTCGTAGCTGGCCGTAGGCGGTTGCGCCCCGTAAACCTCTTGTATTTTATTCATTAACTCCTCGTCCTTAAACACGATATGCGTCCTCCTCGACAACCTTGTATCGCCAAATTGAGTTATTCTGTAAGACCTTTGCAAACTCTTGCAACTTATGGCTGTCCATGCCGCGTAACTTTTCACCGTTTCTGAAAGCGCCGTGATAAACCAGACACCAGTGCATCATGTAATCCAGATCGTCAGCCGAAAATGTCCGCACCCATTCAGCAGAAGCCTCGTGCCACATCCCTTGCGACCGTAGCGCGTCCAGCACTTCATCTTGGGTGCAGCCAGAAAAACAATGCACGAGGATTTTGTCGTCTGCGTCTGTGATCGAAAGGCTAGGGCTTTTGTCATCATGTGCAGGGCAGCAGGCGTTATACCTAAACTTGCCTACCTTCTTAAACCTTGGAAGGTTTGATAACTTATTAAGAATTGAAGCAGGGCTTTCTCTTTCTGCTTTCTGGCGTTTTTCCCCGAACGGGCTGAACGCCAGCGTGCCGCTATCTTTTTCCACTTTCATCCCTTTTCGTTGAGCGGAACCTATAACTCTGAATCAGCCGGTTGAGCTTGTCAACAAATTGCTGACCTTTTTTAAAGATCGTAGAGCTTGCCAACTTGTGTTAACTTGAGTTAAACTACGTTTAGGTCAACAAAGGAGGGAATAGTATGGCCGATAAGGACAAAGGTGAAGTAGAGATTCACGGCAAAGTTTATCTAACTGTTGCCAGAAGGATCGATGATTTCAGAAGGTCGGAGGAGTTTAAAGGCTGGTCGGTTGAGACAGAACTGGTTAGCGCCGAGGATGCGATGGTCGTGATGAAGTCAACCATCCGGGATGGCGATGGCAAGGTTGCAGCTACCGGTTACGCTGAAGAAAACCGTAGCTTCGGGAAGATTAATAAGACTTCTGCCTTAGAAAATGCTGAGACATCAGCGGTCGGCAGGGCTTTGGCGTTCTTAGGGCTTGGTGGTAGCGAGATAGCCAGCGCCGACGAGGTATCTACGGCGATCGCTCACGGCTCAGCTAAGGATGTAATGGAGCCGATCCTGAAGCATAACGATGTAGCTAGAGAAAACTTCGATTCTATCTATTTTATCAAGGAATACATTAAGACCGGAGATGTTGCCGGTGTTGCACAGATATGGCTTGAGTTGTCTAACGAGACAAAGGAAGCCTTATGGGTTGCCCCGACAAAGGGCGGCGTATTTACCACAGAAGAGCGGGCGTTCCTTAAGTCCGATGAATTTGCACAAGCCAGAAAGGAGGCTGCATGAGCGATGAAAAAGATTTCGTGAATGGCATGATTGTTAAAAAACCTAACGACAATGCGCCGGATTTTGTCAAAGCCAAGGTGTCTATTAAGCTAGATGAGTTCAAACAGTGGATTGGCGGCTTTGTTAAAGCCAACCCGGATGACGAGTGGATTAACATCGACATCAAGGAATCACAAAAAGGCACTTGGTACGCCGAACGTGACTCATGGAAGCCAAAAAAGCAGGATTCCGCCCCCGCAGCTAAGGAAACAGACGACATTCCTTGGTAATATTAATTGCCGTCAGTTGACTCCTCTCTGGCGGCACCTTTGCCCAGCTCCCAAGTCTGGGCTTTTTTATGAGGTAGGTTTATGTCTGATAAGTATGTTTACTGGCGCGAACTGGGCGATATGTTTAAAGCCTACACCGCACCCAAGCTAATGCGCGTCCTTGATGCTAACGAGATCCCCTATCGTAAGGACGCTAAAGGCAAGCCAATGGTAGAGCGGGTGCACGTTGACTCTACTGCTGATACTGGTGGCGCAGCTGAGGCGATGGAAGCGATGGAAAACGCAATCAACGAGTTTTCTACGACCGTCACAGTTTCGCCAGAATGAGCAAGGATCGGGGTGGTTGGCTTGACCGGGTGCCGGAGTGGCTACCACCCCTTATCCTTATCTCTGCTATCTCGCTATATATTTTAGCGGGGGATATTGCCTAATTCTTGATGGTACTTCACGTTTTCGTCGTGTTGCGCCATCACTTCCGCTTTAGATTGGCCGTGATACTCGACCGCTAACCTCATACCTAACAGCGCAGTATTCAGGCTTCTAGTCTGAAAGCCGCCACCTTCTTGCTTATAGATTGAAGCTAACACCCTACCGAACTTGCCGCGTTTATCAATATACGTCCTGAGAAGCACTGTAGAGCCCTCTGGCAGTTCGTTTTTTAAGTAGTCTTTTGCTAGGTTGCCGAGTGCTTTCGCCTCTGCGGTGCCTCCACGGATCTCTGCAGTGTCGATACCGTAGAGTCTTACAGATTGGTTGCGCATCCAGACGCCCATGCCTAAATCAAGATCAATTCGGCATGAGTCGCCATCGTAAACAGATCGGATAGTGGCCTTGTAGGTGTACATGATGACCTCCGGGGAAAGGCGGCGTTGTGTCTACAGGTGCCGCTGACCTGCCAACTCGCGAGGGATCGCGCAGACGGGTTTAGTTTAAACCCTTTTGTTTTGTTTTGATACTATGCAAAAACAATGGCCAGAAGGATAAGAATACATCCCAAAATCCCCGCTGTGCAGCCAGCGGCCGCCAACAATAAACGCTCCATCCGGTTGCTATACATCTCCATGATCCAAATCATCCTCGATTAAGCTCATAATATAATCAAAGTTAACCATAGGTGTAATGTTTACCGGCCCCTCCGCGCCTGCAATACGGGTGGTCACCTTCATAAGCTCAAGGGTTGGGGGTTCCGCGTCACCGTCACCCGCGTTGATGATGTAATGAATGTCAGCGTCGATCGTCGCCCATTCTGAATCAAGCTCGGTCGTGAACACGTGAGTCCTATCATAAAGTGTTGAAATACCCATCAGCTTTTCCCCTGTTTTGCTAAGTCATACAAAAAATCTAAGTGAATTAAGCCACAATCAATCCCAAGTTCGAGCCCTCGATAATGGCCCTCATTGGCATGATCGCCCATTTCAATTGCCGCCTGTAGGCTTTTCAGCGCCACCATGTGCTGAGCCTTCATGCGGTCGCGCCGTTCTTCGATCTCTGACAATAACGACAGTTCGATGCTCATTGATCCACCCCCTGCAATTGGTCGACAATCATGCCGATATCACGGCGAGCCATAGCGACATCATCGGAACCGTTGCGGATCTTAGATAGCCATTGTTGCGCAGATTCCAGCCCGGCGATGGCCTCACGCAGTCGAATGGCCGTTAGTTGCTTCTGATTCTCTGTGGATATAGGTGCTGGCTTACGCTCCTCAATATATGGGAACATATCGCGCGCCACGGCGACCACCTCGGCCTCGTAGACCGAATGAACATTCCAACTGGTATTGAGAATGGCCTGATATACGATTACGGCCTCTGCTGAACACAGCCACGGTGCCGATTTTTTCACGAACTCAATAGAACATTTGCTCATTATTTATCCCCTTGTTTGTTGTGCCAGTGTTGGCACCTGAAAACCCCAGCAGCCGAACTGGTTGGGGTTGTGGGTCTGGGTGGGTTTAGAAATTCCAAGGTGTAGCGTTGTATTGTGCGGCTACTTTTCGGGCTTCGCGGACACCCTTAACGGGTATCGTGTGAATGATATCCTGATGATGTCTCTGGATCTGAACGATCTGCTTTTTGCCTTCAACCTGCTGGTACTTTG